TTAGGAAAAGAATATATGAGGAACAAAAAAATCAGATAGAACAAGACATGGCACCATTTGGGTTTATTTCAGATGGAATTGATGAGATGAGTAGTTTTATAGATCAAGATGGTGATAGATGGTACACCGATGAATATGGTGATAAATCTTACATGTGGGACTACATGTAAGTAAGGCGATTTATAAATACTTTTAGAATATTCTGGAATAAAAGAGGGGAACGAAGATGCCGCTAAATTTAGCATCTCCTGGTATTATAGTAAGAGAAGTTGATTTAACAAGTGGGAGAGTTGATCCTTCATCGGATAGAATTGGTGCAATTGCTGCACCATTTCAAAAAGGACCAGTTAATTTACCAGTTTTTGTAGAAACTGAACAGGATTTATATTCCATTTTTGGTGGTCCTCTATCAGTAGATAAACAGTATGAAAGTTGGTACGTTGCATCGTCCTATCTTGCATATGGCGGATCACTCAGAGTTCTTAGAACTGATGATGATGATTTAAAGAATGCAGCATATCCAGATAGTGCCAATATTAAAATCAAAAGCGCAGAGCACTATGCTCAATTAGGTTATAATGAAAATCTAATCACACAGGCTAGCATTGTTGCAAGAAATCCTGGATCTTGGGCAGATGGTCTAAAAGTTTGTTTAATTGATGCAAAGGCAGATCAAATTATTACAGGAATCGCCACAACCGGTGGTATTGGTTCTTTGAGCGTTGGTATGGGTGTCACCCAAGCAGTTCCAGAAAATACAGTTCTTCCAGGAGCAGGTAGTACATCAGTTATTGATGGATACTTTAAAGGAATGATTACAGAAATTGGTTCTGGAACCATTTCGGTAAAACTTCTTTCTCATGTATCTTCAGGCAACACAATAACTAACATTGAATATCAACCTGGAGGAATTTATAGATTTTCACCAAGTAATGGCGCACTTGGAATGACTACAGCAGGGCAAACTGTTGGTTTTGGTACTACTACTTATTCAGCATCTACTGACTGGTATGATAATCAATATATTGACCTCAGTAATGGTACTAGACTTTATTGGAATACAATAGCAGAGAGACCCTCTACATCTAGTTTTGGATCAGACAGACTTGCAAAATTTGATGAGTTGCACATATTGGTAATTGATGACAATGGTTCGATTACTGGAAATGCTGGAAACATCTTAGAAAAGCACCTTGGTCTTTCTAAAGCATCTGACGCAGAATTTTCAGCCGGATCTCCTTCTTATTGGAGAAGATATTTAGAACTCAATTCTCAATATATTTTTGGTGGAAAAGCACCTTCAGGAATAACAACGATTACTTATTCATCTGATTTTGTTTTAGATACCAATACAAGTTGGGATCAAAAAGCTGCAAATAGAAATTTCGCAGCTACCGGTCAAAATACTATTGTTCTTGGTGGTGGAAAAAATTATAATGGTCAATCCGGAATTACAACTGCCGGAGCTATGGCAGCTACTGTAAGTAAATTATCAGAATCATACTCAGTATTATCTAATGCTGATGACTATAGACTTGATTTCCTACTTATGGGAAGTGTTAGCTATAACAAATCTGATGCACAATCACTTGCTAACAAAATTATTTCAATTGCAGAGACTAGAAAGGATTGTTTAGCATTTATTAGCCCATATAGATTGGCATTTATTAATGACTCTTCTCCAGGAACGGTGACAATCAATTCTGCAGAAGAAATTACTACCGACCTAGTAAGTTTCTATTCACCTATTACATCTTCATCTTATGCTGTTTTTGATAGTGGATACAAATACATGTATGATAGATTCAATGATACATTTAGATATGTACCACTAAATGGTGATATTGCAGGACTATGCGCTAGAACTGATATCAATGATTTCCCATGGTTCTCACCAGCAGGAACATCAAGAGGAAATATCTTAAATGCTATTAAACTAGCATATAACCCAACACAATCACAAAGAGATCGTTTGTATACCAATAGAATCAATCCTGTGGTATTTTCACCAGGTTCAGGAATTGTTCTCTTTGGTGATAAAACAGCCTTGGCTAAACAGTCTGCTTTTGATCGTATCAATGTTAGAAGATTGTTTATTTACATCCAAGAAGCAATTTCTGCAGCAGCTAGGGATCAATTATTTGAATTTAATGATGAAGTAACTAGAACCAACTTTGTTAATATAATTGAACCATTCTTACGTGATGTTCAGGCGAAGAGGGGAATTCAAGATTTCCGTGTAGTTTGTGATGAAACAAATAACACAGCTGCAGTTATCGATAGTAATGAATTTTTGGCAGATATTTATGTACAACCAACTAGATCGATTAATTATATCGGTCTAACTTTTGTTGCCACACGAACTGGTGTTTCTTTTGAAGAAGTTATTGGAACTGTTTAATTTAAAAAGAGGTAAAACGCAATGTCTTTAAGAACAATTACAGAATTTAAAAATAAACTAACCGGTGGTGGTGCAAGGGCTAATCTTTTTGAAGTTAGCATTTCTTTCCCAACAACACTTACCGGGAACAATGCCGATTTAGAAAGATTCATGGTTAAAGCAGCTGCTTTACCAGCATCAAATCTTGGTCCAATTGATGTCCCATTTAGAGGGAGAATTTTAAAAATCGCTGGAGACAGGACATTTGATACCTGGACAGTGACAGTTTTGAATGATACTAACTTTACTTTACGCCATGCTTTTGAAGATTGGATAAATCAAATTAATAATGTTGGAGATGCTACAGGTCTTATTACACCAGCATCATACATGAAAGATGCTTATGTTACTCAACTAGATCGTGATGGATCTGTGTTGAGAACATATAAATTCCATGATATTTTCCCAACTAATGTTTCTGCAATCGAACTTTCGTATGAAAGCACGGACACCATAGAAGAATTTACAGTTGAAATGCAAGTTCAGTGGTGGGAAGCAGAAAAAGGAACCGGTGCTGCTGCTGGTGGTGGAGATATTACTGGAAATGCTCTTTCCACTTGATGAAATAAATATATAAAGATCTTTAAAATTATAATATGACAAAACTTTTTGGTTTCTCAATTGATGACACTCTTAAACAGTCAAAATCCGTAGTTTCCCCCGTTCCTCAAAGTAATGAGGACGGGGTTGATAATTATATCGCTAGTGGATTTTATGGATCCTATGTGGATATTGAGGGTGTATATAGAACTGAGTATGACTTAATAAAGAGATATAGAGAAATGGCATTACACCCAGAGTGTGATAATGCCATCGAAGATGTCGTTAATGAAGCGATAGTGAGCGATTTATATGATTCTCCGGTTGAAATTGAACTGTCCAACTTGGAGGTAAGTGATAAACTTAAAAAAATTATTAGAGAGGAATTTAAATATATTAAAGAAATCATGGATTTTGATAAAAAATGCCATGAAATTTTTAGAAATTGGTATGTTGATGGTAGACTGTTCTATTTAAAAGTTGTTGATATTAAAAAGCCAGAAGAAGGTATAAAGGATATAAGATATATTGATCCGATGAAGATGAAATATGTTCGTCAACAGAAGAAGAATGAAGCGGAAGATAACATTGCAATGAAAACTGGATTGAGAGATGTAGAGAAAACTTTTAATCCAGAAATAGAAGAGTATTACATCTATACTCCATTACCAAAAAGTCCGACTAATTCCATATCAAGTCTTTATGGTCAAAAATCTATAAAAATAGCAAAAGATTCTATTGCTTATTGCACATCAGGATTAATTGATAGAAATAAAGGGACGGTTTTATCTTATTTGCATAAAGCAATCAAAGCTTTAAATCAATTAAGAATGATTGAAGACTCTTTGGTGATTTATAGATTATCTAGAGCTCCGGAACGTAGAATTTTTTACATTGATGTTGGCAATCTCCCAAAAGTAAAAGCTGAGCAATACCTTAAGGATGTAATGCACAGATATAGAAATAAGCTAGTATACAATGCAGATACTGGTGAAGTTCGTGATGATAGAAAGTTTATGAGTATGCTTGAAGACTTCTGGTTACCTCGTAGAGAAGGTGGTCGTGGTACAGAAATCACAACTCTTCCTGGTGGTCAAAATCTTGGCGAACTTTCTGATATTGAGTATTTCCAGAAAAAACTTTACAGAGCACTAGGCGTTCCGGAATCAAGAATTGCAAATGATGGTGGATTTAATCTTGGCAGATCCTCGGAAATTTTAAGAGACGAATTAAAATTTTCTAAATTTGTTGGACGTTTAAGAAAACGTTTTGCTAATCTTTTCAATGATTTTCTTCGCACACAATTAATCTTAAAAAATATTGTATCTCCAGAAGACTGGAATAAAATTTCTGATCATATCCAGTATGATTTCTTATACGATAATCAATTTGCAGAATTAAAAGAAAGCGAACTAATGAATGATCGCTTAGGTCTTCTTGCAACAATAGAACCATTTATTGGAAAATATTATTCAGTTGATTATGTAAGAAG